AGCAGATATTAAAGAAGCTATAAAAAACAGAGAGGCATTTTTATCCTCTTTAAATAAGCAGACCACTATAGTAACAGAGGACGGAGAGATATTAACTATTAATCCTCCAGTTAAATACGGTAGACTGGGACTATCATTAACATTAAGATAATATATTATAAACAATTTAATTTAAAAACAATGTCAGAAAACACAGAAAAACGAGAAAGCTGGGGAGCCTGGAAAAAGCAAACCGCTAAAGGAGAGGTAATTAATTTTAGTATCGGAGAGATCCGTTACTCTATGTGGCCAAACTCCTACAAAACAGAGGATAAACATCCAGACTACAAAATCGTAGTAAATGATTACGTACCGCAGCAGGCTACTAATCAGCTAACAAATTCAGTAACAGATAATATAACAGATTTACCCTTTTAATATGGACAGAAAAATAATTTTACATAATGAGGATCTAACTAAATTAGACGCATTATTAGGGGATATGCCATTTAAATACGCTAGCCCTATACTTAACTTATTAATGGAAGCTTTAAACAGAGATATAGAAGGTTTAAATAAAAAGCTAGAGGATCTAGATAAAGATATTGCAGAGATAAAAAAAAATAAGTAAATTTACAGGCGGCCTAAAAAACCGCCTTTTTTAAACCAAAAAAAAATGACAGAAGAGACTAAAAAATTATCTATAGCTGCGAGCCAGCTATACGAAAGCGAACGTATAAACTGGCAGGAGATATACGAGCTATTAACTACTACTAAGTCCAGGATTAAAGAGGTTACACTATCTAGGCAGTTAGTGGGGTATGTACTTTATAACCATTACGGACTAACCCTTAAGCAGGTAGCTAAGGAGATCGGGCTACTATGCCACAGCTCTATTATTTATTTTATAGATAATATACAGGTACAGCTAAGAAATAATAAGCGTATGCAGTATAGATATAACTATATGCTGGAGGTAATGGCTGGTAATAGTAAAGAGATTATAAAGCCTAAGCATATTAAAGTTATTAAAACTGTTTTAACTGTAGGAGATATAGACTTTATTAGATCTAACTATAAAAAAGACTTTAGCATATCTTACTACTCTGATATACTCAAAAAACATAAAAACCCTATTAGACGATATTTAAAGATTTTAGAGAATGAGTTAGGACCAGCTGGACTAAAGGGTAAGAGTCTATATACTTACAGTACAGGTAATAATAACGTAAATACTAGCAGCTATTAATATGAAAAAAACCTATTATTTCCCTCACGATTTCGAAGCGATAAGCGATCCTAAAATACAGTTTATTATAAGCCAGTACGGAGGTGTAGCTTACGGTATCTGGTGGCGGATCGTAGAGATGCTACACCAGACAGAAAATAACAAACTACCTCATAAATTTTATATATACTTTGCTATAGGTAACCAGCTAAAGATAGACGAGAAAACGGTAGAGGATTTTATTAATAGCTGCCTGCTGGTAGAATTACTACAGAGCGATAGCGTAGACTTTTGGAGCGATAGAGTTTTAAAAAATGTCGGTAAAATGGCAGATATAAAAAATAAGAGATCGGAAGCTGGTAAAAAGAGCGCAGAAAATAGGTCTAATAATCAGACAGTTGCAACAAGTGTTCAACAAAATTTAACAAGTGTTGAACAAATGCTAACAAGTGTTCAACAAAATCCAACAAAAGAAAACAAAAGAAATAATAATATATATATACCAGAGGTTAAGGATGTGGTAGATTATTTTATAGAGAATGGATATTCTGGAGAGATCGGTAGGAAAGCATTTTTATACTACGAGAGCGGTAACTGGTCCGACGGTAACGGTAATAAAGTTAAAAACTGGAAGCAAAAAATGAGGGGCGTCTGGTTTAAAGATGAGAATAAAATTAAAAATATAAATAATTTTACTAACTTTGGATTACCAACAAACTAAAAAAAATGATAAGAAAACTAATAGACTGCGAGGAGGAGATTATAGATTTCCATAAAACAGGAATACTAAAGGGAGATTACTGCGGATTTAAAGTACTGGACGAGTACTATACCCGTAAACCTGGGAGCACTACTTTTATATTAGCATCTCCGCATAGCGGTAAGACTGAATTTACTTTAGAGATACTTTTAAACCTATCTATAAAATACGGGCAAAAGCACGTAATTTTTACTCCAGAGACTGGAGACTATAAGGACGTAGCTAAGGAGCTTATATCTAAGTATAACAGAAAGCATTTTTTTGCTAGCGATTACGACTCTTGCAGCCAGGCCGAAATATATAACGCTATTAACTTTTTATCTGATAAATTTTATATAGTAGATAGCGAAGAGAATAGCTTTAGCTTTTTTGATATTATAAACCAGGTAAAGCAATTAGAGGCCAGCGATAATATATTTATAGATAATATAGTATATGATCCTTATAACGAGGTTAAACACGATATGCGGGACTTTGGCGGAAGACAGGATTTATACATAGAGGACGAGATCGGTAAACTGCGCAGATACGCTAAAAAAGAAAATAAGCATATATTTATATCTATGCATCCGCAAAAGCAGGAGAAAAAAACAGTAGACGGTATAACATTTTACCCGCCTCCGCACGCTAGAGAAGCCGCAGGCGGGGAGAGCTTCTTTAGGAAGGCTATGACCTTCTTAACTTTATGGAGACCTCCGAATGGATTAAACGACGAGAACGGACAGCCATACGAGGAAAACCAGACTATAGTATCCGTAATCAAGGCTAAGCCTAAAGGCAGCTCTAAAATGGGTAGCTGTACCCTATTCTGGGACTGGAAAAAAAATAGATACTACGAAAAACAGGATAACGGTATTTATTTTGGACTAGAGTACCTGGTTAAAGACAGCACAGGTAAGGATCCAGGTAATTTAGAGGTATCCGTTTTAAATAATACTTTTGGTAAAGACTTTATTTTTTAACTATGAGCGAATATAAAAAGCATTTAAATAAGCTACAGAACGAGCTGGAAGGATATAAATATTTTAACGACGAAAAGCTGGAGTTATTAAAAGTATCTATAGATCTATCTATCGTATATAACGAATTATTTACCAGGGCTATTAGATTTAAAGATACAGATAAATACCAGGAGCTTATAGATATGGTAGACGCTATAGGTAAAGCTAAGGACGGATACGATAAATTATACAGCAGATACCATTTATCTACTCTGGCCCTGGAGACTCACAGGATAGAGGCTATAAAACTATGCGAGTATACTAGAGATTTAGAAAAACAAGTTAAAGCTATAAACGATTTATAATATGACACCAAAAGAAAAATCAATAGAGTTACTAGATAAATATTTGCCATATGTTGAGGCATTTAGTGAAACACAGCAATTAGATAACGCAAAAAAGTGCGCATTAATAGCAGTAGATGAGTTATTAGAAAGCCACTGGGACGATAGGGGCTGCGGTATTGGTAGTAAAGTGCAATTTTATAGAATGGTTAAATCTGAGATAAATAAACTATGAATAACTCCGAGGATATAGCCCAGCTGGCAGTAGTTAATTATTTAAGATTAAAATATCCTAAGATCAGATTTATAGCTAACTATTTATCTGGAGCCAGATTACCTATATACCTAGCTAAAAAAGCTAAGAAGCTGGGCCAGGCCTCACAGGGGACTCCAGACTTATTAATATTTCATAATAACTCTAAATACCATTTATTAGCTATAGAATTAAAAGCAGAAGGCAGTAGCCCGTATAAGCTTAACGGAATGTTAAAAAGTAACGAACATTTAGAAAAACAAAGTCTATACCTTAGCTACCTAAATAGCCAGGGCTATTATGCTACTTTTGCTACAGGATCCCAGGAAGCTATAGATATTATAGAGAAATATGTAAATAATGAATTTTAACGATATTATTACCGATTATTATAATAATAAGGATATAGATATTTTTTTTAATAATATAGCTGGGGACTGGGCGGTAGAATTAAAACAGGACGTATTTTTAATAGTATGCGAATACGATAGAGATAAGATAATGTCTATGGTATCTAAAAAACAGCTTAAATTTTTTATAATTAGAGTAGCTTTAAACCAGTACCGTAGTAAGCATAGTAAATTTTACTATCAAAATTTTAAAAACCAGGCTATAAGTATATCTATTATAGACGACGAGAGCATAGAAAACGCAGACGCTATACTATACTCTAATCTATTATACGAGGTACAGGGCCAGACAGAGAGAGATATTAAGGAGTTAAAGCTCCTGGCTATGGAGGACTCTATAGATAAATTACGATACTTTGAGAAAGAAATACTAAAATTATATTTACTATTAGGTACTTATAAGAAAGTATCTGAGGATACAGGTATACCGATTAGATCAGTAGCTAACGCAGTTAAAAATGCGATTAATAACGTAAAACTAAATACAGTAATAGATGATAACTAATTTAATATTTTTAACTATAGGAAGCGCCTGCGTAGGCTATAGCTTTGCGGAGGTTTCTATGATCCCGCAGATTTTTACTAAATGGCTATTAGATAAATTTAATTTAGGCCATACTGTAAAGGGGTACCAGTACATTAAGGTACCCTACAGGATTAAACCTTTTGACTGTGGATACTGTCTATCCTTCTGGGTAGGTTTATTATCTACCTATAATTTTAACTATGGATTTACCCTGGCTATTATCGCAGGCTTTACAGCTTCGATCGTAGCTATTTTATTAAAAAAAGCATTATAATGAATTATTTAAATAGAGCAATTTTAGAGAAATATAAAAGCCATTGGTATACCCTTAGAGATGTGGGTTATATGGTAAACTTAAAGGAGTCCGTAGTTTTAGAGCTACAGTCCGTATACCAGCAGGAGATAGATAGTAACTTTTTTGTTAATAAATGGTGTATGAGCTGCGTAGCTGAAATGATCAGGATTTTATACCTGGTTACAAAATTCGACGAAGGCCTAGATATTAATAACCCAGCGGAGGATCTTACCGAAATAGTAGAAACCGTAGAGGCTAAAGAAGAGATCCAGGTACCAGCTATAACGGTAGAGCCTAAAAAAAGAGGACGGAAACCTAAAAATAAAAAATAATGCCAGTATTTAAATGTTCTAACGGTAAATATAGGGTAGGTAACTCGGATTGTATATATGATACAAAGGAGAAAGCGGACAGCGTTTGGAAGGCTTTGCTATCCCAGGGAATATATGCAGAGGATAGCTATACAGATTACCCAGAAGCTGCAAGCGAAAACGCTAAAAGAGCTATTAAATACGCAGAGGCTAACGGGTGGGGTAGCTGCGGTACACAGGTAGGAAAGATAAGAGCTAACCAGCTAGCTAATAAAGAGCCTGTATCTAGAGATACTATAGCTAGGATGAGCTCATTTATTAGACACCAGAAAAATAAAAATACTCCATACGGAGAAGGATGCGGGGGTTTAATGTGGGATGCCTGGGGAGGAGATGAGGGTATAGAATGGGCACAGAGAAAACTAAAGCAGATAGATCTATTAGATAGTGGATCAGGTTTAAAATAGTGGACAGAGTAGAAACTATACAGCATATACAGGCCCTAATCGAGATAATGATAGAGCTAGAGGATCTGGATACTATGGGTAACGGAATTACTATTAAAATTAAGATATTAAATAAAATAGAGGACCTAATAGATAGCCTATAATGGATATTAAACTAATAAAACCTAATCCAGATAACCCTAGGGTAATTACAAAGGATAAATTTAGTAAGCTCGTAGAGTCTATTAAAAGCTTTCCAGAGATGCTAGAGCTCCGTCCTATCGTAGTAAATAGCGATAACGTAGTATTAGGCGGTAATATGAGATTAAAGGCCTGTATAGAGGCTGGATTAACAGATGTACCCGTAGTAATAGCTAAAGATCTAACAGAGGACCAGGAGCTAGAGTTTATTATTAAGGATAACGTAGGTTTCGGGGAATGGGACTGGGACGATCTAGCTAATAACTGGGACGAAGCTAACCTAAAGCAGTGGGGCCTGGATATACCTAAGTTTGAAGAGGAGACGGTAAACGATGCGGACGAAAATAATTATATTAAGATCTCAGTAGAATGTACAGACACTGCATTTATTGAGCTGGGAGAGAAGCTACAAAATCTATGCGAAGAGTATAGCGCTATAATGAAGGTTAAGTAATGAAAAAACATACTAAAGTATATCTTAAATTTTTTGGATTTGACGAAAGCGATTTTATACCCTGCGAGATCTGCGGATCTAAAGCTGTAGATATACACCATATCGAAGCTAGGGGAATGGGCGGGACTAAGTCTGTAGATACTATAGATAATTTAATGGGCCTATGCAGGGAGCACCATTTAGAATTTGGAGATAAGAAACAGCATAAACAATATTTATACAATACGCACGAGTTTTATATAGAATTAAGGAAGAGAGGTAAATTATAATGGCAAAGAAAACAGCAAATACTAATAAGTCCGTAGCCTTTGGAAAGCGTAAAGTAGGTAAGGCTAAAAAGCATAAAAATAAACGAGAAGACTCTAAAAAATATAGAGGCCAGGGACGATAAATAAATTAGAGAGAAATAAGAAAATGGCTAATAACGAGAATTTAAAACCAGCCCAGAAAGGGGAGATAAGAAACCCAAACGGAAGGCCTAGAAAATTTGTATCTGAGCTAAAGAGCCAGGGGTATAAACTATCTGAGGTAAACGATGCGATACAGGTATTAATGTCTATGACTATAGACGAGCTAAAGGATGTATACGAGAATAAACAGGCTACCGTCCTAGAGAAGACCGTAGCTAGCGCTATAAAGAAGAGCATAGAGAAAGGTAGTCTTTACTCTATAGAGACTCTACTAACCAGGGTATACGGTAAACCTAAAGAGCAGCTAGATCTAAATGCATCTGGCGGTATGCAGATAGAGGTAGTCTATAAAAATGCAGATACAGATACAGCTAAATAGCCCTCACGAAGGACAAAGAGCAGTACTAGATAGTAAGGCTAGATTTCGGGTATTAATGTGCGGCAGACGCTGGGGTAAATCTCTGATCTCTAAAAATATATCTATACAGGAGGCGCTGGCTGGTAGGATTACTGGATATGTAACTCCTAATTATCATTTAGCTAAGGTATTTTTTGACGATATAGCTAAGATCATACCCGCAGAAATAGCTACAGCTAATAAATCAGATCTAACCTTTAAATTTATTACAGGCGGAGAGATCCGTTTTTTTACTGGGGAAAGATTAGATAACTTTAGAGGACTTAGATTACATACTGTAATTATAGACGAGGCAGCTTATATACCATATCTCCAGGATGCCTGGAATAATGCCATACGTCCGACGCTAACAGATTTTAGCGGTAAGGCTTTATTTATATCTACTCCTAGAGGTAAGGACTTTTTTTATAATTTGTTTCTTAAAAACTCTGGGGACTGGGAAAGTTTTAAATACACTACATACGATAATCCATATATATTAAAATCAGAAATAGATGAAGCTAAAAATAACTTACCTAAAGCAGCTTTTGAGC